TACACAAAGCAACTTTAATAATTGCACGTAAGTACGATGCGAAGTACCAAAAACAAAAAGACAAACTAGACAAGTCTTTATTTTGGCTTGAACGAAAGCAAAAAGATAAACCGTTTGCACGTGTCTTGCCCAAATTCAACGCCCCGCCAGAAGAAGTCAGTTTGCCAGTTTGGAAAGCAGCAAGAACTTTCAAGGCACAAGAAGTTATGAAAGACGCATATAGAGAGGCGTTGAAGAAGCAAAGTAACTTGTTTGTGCCTGCACCAGACGTTGGTGTGCTTGGTGAAAATGTAATTAATAAACTTTTGGATACATTCGGTGAAGTATCATATAAAAGTATTCAATTATTTAAACAGCAAAATCCCACTATGCGTAGATCGGTTAGTCTTGGACTTAAACGTGTAGAAGAGTGGATTAATATGACTAGACAAAGCAAACCCAGGTTACGCGCAAATTGGCACAGTGCAATAGACAGAAAAAAATTCAACCAAGACATCTCAACTATTCTACAAGGAAAAGGTTATAAAAGTGTTCTCTACTCTCCACATCGTTTTGACGAATGGGAAATGCGTATGTTGAATCCTGAGAATGTGATAAAGATTGATATGAGGAAGTTAGACGACCCTGCGTTCACACGGATGTTGCGTAGTTACTCTACACCATACCAAACACCCGGTAGACGCGGTAGAGTATTAGGAAAATGGAAAGACCGTACAGAAGACTTTCCCTACTCTTTACGTGACATCTACAAGGATATAGATTTAGAGAAAATAAAATGACAACCCAAGGACGTCCACCAAAGATAAACTTCAAGCGTTGTATAAACGATTTTCCATATTATTCCACAGGTTTGCTCAGGATTAAAAACAAGAACAGTGAATTAGTGCCATTGAATCTAAATGAGCCACAGATTAAGTTGCAGAGAGTTCTTGACGATCTACAGTCTACTGGAAAATTACAACGAGTGATTGTGTTGAAAGCTCGTCAAGAAGGCATATCAACTTACTCAGAAGGGCGGCTTTTTCATTATGCGCATTTAAACGAAAACTCTAAAAATGTCGTCATCGCACATGAAAAAGAATCAGGCACAGCAATTTTTGGAATGTGTAGACTTTTCTATGAATGCTTACCTAAACCATACAGACCATTAACACGATATTCTAGCAAGCGCGAGTTGGTGTTTGAGAATCCAGACTTAAAAACCCGCTTTCAATTTCCAGGCTTAAGAAGTTCATTGGAAGTCTACACTGCCGGAAAAAAATCAGTTGCTCGTGGAACCACTATTCACAATCTCCATGCAAGTGAACTCGGTTCGTGGACTTTTCCAGAAGACGTTATTCCTGCTCTCCTACCTACCGTACCTAAAAACTCAAACAATTTAATCGTATATGAATCTACTGCAAAAGGTGTAGGTAATTTCTTTCACAAAGAGTGGCTTGCCGCAGAGGAAGGAGAATCAAATTTCTTTCCTTTTTTCTTGTCTTGGTTTGATTTGTCCGAATACGCACATGAGTTCAATACTACAAAAAACAGAGATGTATTTATCGAGTCGCTAAATAATGAAGAAAAGGAACTAACGAGCGTATACGGACTTACACCGGAACAACTCTATTGGCGTCGGTTGACTATTGCAGATCTTCGTGGCGACGTGGAGTTGTTCAGGCAAGAGTACCCAGCAACAGCAGAAGAAGCATTTATTGTGTCAGGAAGTCCGCTTTTTGACAGACGCAAACTAAGGCTCATGGCGTTGAAGTGTAAAGATGCTGAGTTCAGAGGCGAGGTGAGTTCGAAAGGACTTACACCAAACGATCAAGGAAGTTTGAAGATTTGGAAACAGCCAGAAGTAGGACAAACTTATGTATTAGGTTGTGATGTTGCAGACGGCGGACAGGGAGGAGATTTTTCATGTATTGAGGTTTTTAAAAAACTACCTAATCCTTATATCGCAGAGCAAGTTGCTGAATGGCATGGACGACTTGATCCTTATAACTTTGCTCATGTAATTGAAAAGATTGCACGGTTGTACAATGAAGCGTTGGTGAGTGTAGAAATAAATGCACATGGTTTAGCTACACAACAAGAACTACAACATCATTATTGGAATTTATACAGACAGGAATTTTTTGATCGTTATAAAAACCAACACTCAAATAAAATAGGTTGGGATACGACAGAAAGAAGTAAAAAACTATTAATAAGCTTCTCAACACACTGTATCGCTGATATGACAATTATCGTACATAGTTCTGACTTAATTCGTGAATGTATGGTTTTTATACGTACTGACACAGGTGGTGGAGAAGCTGCTGGTAGTGGTTATGATGACAGAGTCATGGCCATGATGATAAGTTTATTTACAATGTTTCAGGTTTTAGACGAAGAACCAACGGACTCAGCACATACTCAATCAACTGCTTCACCTATATCATTTGTTCCAAAAACCGATCCGAATTTTGTAGATAAAGAATTTGCACATATTTTAGAGTATGGAAAGCACGACTCTTACGAACAGAGTTGGCTGGATTATTAACCTAACGGAGAAATAAAATGACAATAACACAAGAAAGTTTAAACAAATCGAGCAAAGACTTACTAGATCAACTCCCTGATGGCGTTGGTCGTTTAGTAGAATCAATGGCTAAAGAACGCGGAGCACCTTTATGGCACTGTGTTGCAGGTATTCTACTTGAAGTTCATACAGAAGGTCGGCTAAGTGCAATGACCATTGACCCTAGTTGGAGTGAAGGATTTAAACAGAAAGAACTAACCTGTGAATATTGTAAAAAGAAGTTTAAACCTGAACGCTTGAACCAGCTATACTGTACGAATAGATGCGGAGAAATAGTCGAATATGAAAGAAAACTAAAAAACCTCGCGCTTCCATTGAAACCAAAGAACAAAAAGAACGTACAAGATATGGAAAATTATTTAGCTGAAATACGTCACAGAAATGAAATCAAGGAAATTATCCAGATTTTAAAAGGTGAGAAAGAAAAACCGGAAGACAAACTTTTGGTAAAAAAGGTAAGTCATGGAAGTGATAAATCTGCTACAAAGCATATTCCACAGCCTGCTCCTAATGGTGTGGTCAGTGGTTGGACTGAGCCTGATTTGGATGTTGTTGCGTAAAGACGAAAAGATTGAACGAGTGATAGAGGCAGTACGAAAGTATCCTACAGGCCAGTTTGAACCTGATCCAGATTTAGGGCGAACGGACGGTTTGACTCAAGACGAAATCGAATGGGCAGTTGAACAAGGCGCATCGGATAATGAAGAGATTTTAGACTTAATAAGCAAACATAAAAATCAATTTGGGAGTTGAATTATGTCGATTTTTCAGCATGTCAAAGATTTAATAGGTAGTGAGGATTTAGCTCTCGGTGATTCAGGTTCTACCTTTGCAAGAGAAACCCATACAGGTGGGTCGATAAATATTAGCTACATCGACGCAGAGATTATACCATCAACGGGTTTGGGCGGTTATATAGGTGATCATCTACACGCAACTGGTGGTGACACAGGTACGACAGCAGATACGTTTGAAATCAATTCAGATGGAAACGGCGCTACGTTGAGCACGACAGGACTTACGACAGATCGAACATTTACTTTTCCTAACACCGGAAATCAAGAATTAATTGGTGCTACCGACCTTGCTTCTAACTCAGCAAGTCTTGGTGCTTCTTTGGTCGGTATACAAGACTCCGCTGGATTGATTACCGGAACCACGGTAGAAACCGCGCTTGCTGAAATTGCTCAAGACGTAGCGGATATTTCGCATCCACAGGGTTATAAATATGGATTTAAATTAGATTATTCGTCAACTGCCGCAATTACTATCGAAGCAGGAATGTGGAGTTTATGGACAACTTCACAAGCACTTGTTTATGCAAATTCACAAATTGTATTTACACTAGGTTCAGGTGGAAGTAATGGAAGTTCGGAAAATCTCGATGCAGGTGCACAAGAAATACATTATATTTATATTGACGACTCAGCAGTTATTTCAAATGCAAGTGCATTGATAACTGCATCTGAGTTTATGAATCACACAGAAAGTCCAACATATAACCGAACACGAAAAGGCTGGATGAATACTAGTAATGACAGATGTATAGGTGCAGTGCTTATTGATGCATCTAATCATGTACTTGATTTTAGTGTTTTCGGTGGTTATTATTATCAATACGCCGAACCTGTGTTAGAATTTGCTATTGGTGCTTCTACGTTAGTTTACCAAGCAGTAGACGTTTCTAGTTGCGTACCTAAATTCGCAACTCGTGTACGTTTGCAGGTGTATAATCACGAAGGATCACCAACAACGCTGCATTTTGACACTAGTTCGTCATCAGCAACACCAGAAGCACATCATATAGCCACAGATGAAGCTATTACATTTGATATTCCAGTTAGTTCGTCACAAGTGTTTTATTTCCGTGGTGCGAATGATCGTGATGTAGCGATTTATGTCGTGGGATATTATATAGACGAATTGTAAGGATTTTTTATGGCAAAACAAACTAGAGACGAACAAATCGAGTCTTTCAAACGCTTACAGCTTCTTAAGACGTCTGTCGAACAAGCTATTGAACAAAAGTACAGACTTAAACTAATGAACATTTATCGAGAAGCTAGTATTTATAAAGAAACCATTTCAAAGAACTGGAATGAGTATGTAAGTTTTCTACGTGGAACAACTCAATGGCCATCCAGACGGCCGAGTTATAAAGTAAGTGCTTTGATTAATTTTCTTGTAGAAAATCTAGAACGTAAGACAGCCTTACTTACAGACGCTAAACCAATACCTAAAGTCGCGCCAAGAAGTGACCAGTTTCAAGACACGGCTGATATTGTAAATGATTTAATAAGCATGATTTTTGAGGAAAATAGTTTCGGCCAAGCAAGTTGTGATTTAATAGACAATGCACAGTTGTTCGGTTCGGGATTTATGGGGACGCCATTTGACAAGACAGGAGACAACGGACGAGGGAGTATAGACGTAGTAAGTTATGACCCAAGGGCAAGTTATTTTGATCCTTTAGTAAGTAAAAGTTATCTACTTCATGAAGGTGAATATTTTATCTTAGAAGACATTTGGGCGTTAGAAAAAGCTCGTGATGTATTTCCCAAACGTGCAGATTTGTTTAAACCAGACGCCGGGCTTTCACGTTATAGAAATGACGCGAGTAAGTCTAAATGGGGTTCGGTAATGGAAAAAGTATTTCGAACCCAAAGTCAAAACATGATCTTGTCAGAGATTCCAAGAGTTTACATCCGCGAGTTCTACATCAAAGACCGTTCAGGCGACTTTCGTCATAATTGTAGAAAATCAGTAATGGTCGGTGAGGTCATTGCATCAGATGGAGATAATCCATACAACGATGGAGATTTTCCAGTCGACATGCTCACATGGCATACGGATTTTAATTCAGGTTGGGGTTGGGGAGACGTAGAGTTATTGAAAAATCCGCAAGAATTGAGTAATAAAATAATGGCTATTATTATGGAAAATATTACTCTAATGTCGAACGCGATATGGGTAGGAGACGCAGACGCACTTGCAAAGGAAGATTGGAAGAAGCTCAACAATGCACCGGGAACATATGTGAAGAAACGCCCTGGTAGAGAACTCCGGCGAGAACCAGGTGTTCCATTGCCAGATTATGTCTTAACCGCTCTTGATGGTGTAGGTGTAAGTGCAGAGAAAATCTCTGGTATGGTAGATGTTATGCGAGGTATACGTACAGGACAAGTAAGTTCAGGGGTTGGTATTGAGTCACTACAAATGATGGCACAAGCATTGATTCGATTACGTGCTAGAGCATTAGAAACTGTCTATGCTCGTGTAGGTAGGAAACTTACTTCACGGATTTTTCAATTTTATAAACCAGACAAAATAATAGAAACCCTGAAAATGCGAAAAGGCCGCCAGCCTATTGAAGCAGTTGTTAGTGAATTAATCAAACCTATAAGCGAGCGTAAAAAAGATGCATGGACAGATATTATATTCAAAATAGAACCAGGGTCTAGTCTAGCACTTGCACAAACACAGAAACGTGTAGAGAGTATGAATTTACATAAAATAGGTGTTATCGACGATGAAGCTGTTTTAGACGATCTGGAATATCCACATAGAGATAAAGTCTTAGCACGCGTGAAGCAAAAACGCCAAGACGAACAGGATAAAGAAATTCCACCAAGACAAAGTCCTGGAAGTCAAGGTAGTCAGTTTCCTAATCAATCAGGTGGAAGTCCGGCAGGGAGGACATAAATATGGAAGGTGATTTTGGGGACTTCGGTGGGTTTGGTATTGGTGATCCTGGAGTAGCTCCTGGTGGTGGCGGTTATGGTGGTTCGGGTGGTACAGGCGGTGGTGGGCATATCGGTTTTGATTGGGGAGGTGCTCAAGCTGGTGGATTGATTGGTGGTATGCTTGCTGGATTTGCTGGTCTTGTTGTAGGTACAGCAGTAGGCGGAATTGCTTTTGGCAGCGACTTCAGCGGCATGGATTTTGGTTCTACTACATCAACAGGTAATCAAGGCTCGGGTAACTTCGGCGGACCAAGTGATCCAGTGTATCCAAGTCGTGCTAATTACAAAGACCCATATGGGACAGACCGACCAGCTGACTACTGGCGAAACGGACAGCCTATGTGGTTAAAACCTAAATTCCGTAAACCAGAACCCGTGGCTGAACTTGAATCAGAACTTGAACCAATACGTTACATAGATCCACAAGCAGACTTACAACAAATTGATGCAATGAACAAACTTGCAGCAGAACGTAATTTGCGCTTTGCACCTGCACGTGGAGAAGAAAGTTTGACAAAAAGTCTAGACCTTATAAGTGAACGTGATCAATTAGTTGGTGCACGGGGACCCGATATGTTCAGACGAGAACCAAGAACAGCAACAGACAGACGTGGTGGAAGGCCAATAGAATATGAACAGGCTTTATAATGACTTAAACGATTCATTTAATGAAGCGTTAATACTAAAATGAGAGGCAGTTTGTAATGGGTGAACAAAAAGCCGGGAAGAAAAAATTAACTAAAGACCAACTAATCTTACAAGCACAGCTTAAACTAAATCGCAAGAATAGAAGCAAGATTAAATTCGGAAAAGCCAGTTTGAATGAATCTACACGAAAAAATAAATCTTCGGTTAAACAAGAATCGGCAATGCGTAAAGCGTTAGTTGGGAAATTAGACAAAAAGATAAAACACTAAAATGAAAGGAGGTTTTAGCAAATGCCGTTTGATGACATTCAAGCAGAAACAGATTCACTTGATGCGCTTTCTGGTCAAGGTGATGTAATGCCCACAGGACAAGAACTAGGTATGCAAGGTGAAGGTATGTCGGCACCTGGCGGGCAATCCCCAGGTCAATCACCTGGCGGTCCAGGAGTAGACACCCCACAGGAACAACAAGCAGTTCAACTATTTATGCAAGGCGCACAGGCGTTTCGACAAGCATCTACGGTCGAACCATCTGTACGTTACATAGTAGATGAAATGTTACAAAAGGCTTTTTTGTCCATTACTAAACACTACGGTATGGAACAAGAAGGTAAGCTAGCACTTCAGCAAGCCCAACTTGGTGCGAATAAGCAAAAGTCCGCTAATTTAACCGGACCACCGGCTCCGCCAAGTTTTGGCTAATTTAAAAACCTCTAACCCTCTAAGACTCTTGTAAGTCTAAAGGCACAAGAAAAACAAGGAGATTTATAATGGCAGACGGAGACCAAACAAACGACAAAAACACATTCACGAAACTAGACCCTGAAACACTTTCTGACGAACTTAAAGCTATTTACAAGTCTATGCAAGGTGATTACACAACAAAGACTCAAGAACTAGCTAATATGCGTAAAGAGTTTGAAGGAAAAGAAACCAAGTTTGAGGAACAGCTTAAAGCGCATGGTGCTGTTGAGAACGAAGTCAAACAATGGCGTGATTGGTATAAGCAATTAGAGGAGCAGACAAAGGAAGGGGACTTAGGTGAAGGAACGAATGTTGAAAACCTAAATTTCGACTCTAATAATGATGATTCTAGTAAACTAAACGCCGAATTAAATAAAATGTTAAAAGGCTTCGAACAACAAATCAGCGATTTGAAAGGCGAACTGACCTCAATGCATTCTGGTTTGAAAGATTCACGAGACCAGACAAACAAAATGTTCAGTTATCAGGCCCAACTGAGCGAACTTGCGAGTAAATATCCTGGTTTAAACAAACAAGAAGTCCTCGATCATGCACTTGAGATTGGACAAACTAATCTTGAAAAAGCATATCGGGATTTGCACCAAGATGATTTAATAAATGCAGAAGTAGAAAAACGTGTACAGGCAGAATTAGACAAGGAACGGACAAGTGGCGTAGGTACAAAAGGTCCGGGACATCAAGTTATCGTGCGTTCAGGTGATAACACACCAAAAACTTTTGCAGAGGCAAGTGAACAAATACTTGCAGGTAAATAATTTTAAGGGCTTAATTTTTGATAGTAGGAGGATTTAAACGGTGGCATTAACTTATGACGAAATAGATGCACACGTACGAGATAAATATATTCCTGTTCTCCAAGACGCATTCTATTACAGTTTTCCGCTTATGGTTCAACTTATGAGCAAAGCTAAAGTAGTTTACGATTCCGGTCAGCAGATAGACGTACCTGTGCTTTATGGTGATTTACCACATGGGTGGTATTCGGGTCTTGACACGTTCGATATTAGTCAGATCGAAACTACTACACTTGCTAAATTCGATTGGAAATTGCTGTATGTGAATGTTACAATCGACGGTGAGACAGAATTAAAAGTCGAGGGTGACGAGAAAATTTTGAGCATTGTTGAGACTAAGATGGAAAATGCTCAAAAGACATTCAGTAAGGAATTTTCTGAGAGTTTGTATGCAAGTGCTGGTGCTAAGGCGATTTTGCCTTTGACTACTGCAATCGGGACATCAGGAACATACGGTGAGATTGCAAAAGGAACGTATTCCTGGTGGCAGGGTAACGTGAACTCGACTGGTGGTGCCTTTGATATGGGCATGTTTCAGTCCATGTACGGTGATTGTTCTGATGGTAGTGTACAGCCAGATTTGATTATTACAGATCAAGATACTTATGATAAAATTTGGCTCAGGGTAAACTTGAATTAATGTGCCCTGATTAAACCCTTTGAAAACGGTGAAACTCTCTATGAGACAATACCGTGCCAATCCAGTAAGGAAGGTGTAACGACTATGGAACTTGAAAAGATAAAAGAAATGTTGAAAGACCCTAAAGAAATAGCAGGTGCATTGTACGGAACATTACTTGGTGACGCAAGTTTGGTGAAACCAGTACCGGGAAATAGCCGACTTACACTTGGTCAGAATAACGAAGCGTACGCCCATTGGAAGGCGTTACTATTTGCGGGTGTTGGTTCAAAGACGCCTGTTTTGTACGGCAAAACATGGCGGTCTGAATCACCGCGTCTTCCGCTTTTCACCAAATTATATTATAAAATGTATCATAATGGACGTAAGACTGTTCCTGAGCATGCTATGAAAGTTATTACGCCTTTAGGTCTTGCATTACTTTACATGGACGATGGAGACTTTCACAAACAGAAACAAGAAGTCAAGATTGCAACCATGTGTTTTAATCAGGCTGAACATAATCTATTACAAAAAGGTTTGTTCAAGCGTTTTAATCTTAGGTTTAATATTCATCGACGGAAAAGTGCCGGCGGAAACCGCAAGTCACATTATTATTATCTAAGAATGAAACAGAGTGATCGAATTACATTTTTTGATTTGATTACAGAATTTATACCTGATTGTATGAAATACAAAGTTCCAACAGCGGAGGGGATGAAGAAGATTGAAACTAGATCGCGGTTAGCTCCAGAAGATGTTGACAAAATATTAACTCCACAGACATTATTCGACATGCGATATAAGCAAAATATGTCACTTTGGCAAATGCAATCGGAGTTAGGGGTTAATTCTGGTACGATTCTAGGTAGGTTGAGAAAACTAGAAACACAAATCTCGGCTTTTCTTCATTAAGATATAGTCTGAACTCATAGGCAACTATGAGAGTTGGCAGAAATGACCAACCGCCTTTTCGATAAAAGGTCTTAAAAGTAACAGACTGGCAACCACAGCAAAGAGGGAATTTAGACAACACTCCTGCACTAGCACAGGCTGGCTTTACTGGTATTGCATTCAATAAAGCGACCATCGTGGTCGATAACTACTGTAATGACGGATATGCATATTTCCTCAATACAGACTATTGGAAAATGGTTGTTCACAAAAAACGTAACATGAAATGGACAGAACCTAAAGTTCCCCTGAACCAGGATGCATTTGTACGGCAACTGCTTTGGGCTGGTGCTTTAATCTGTACCGCGCCTAGGTGGAATGGTTATATAACTTCAATAACTTAATCTTTTTCTGGCCTCCTCAACGGGGTAAGCAAATACTCCGTTGAGTCTGCCCATAGACAATGAGGAGATTTTAGTATGGCTTTAACTGATTATACGGTAGAAAGTTTAAAAGGAACTGGTCCTATTCCTCCAAGTCAAGGTATCTTGCAGGAAAGTTCAACTCAAAAGGCAATGCTGGGACAGCGCCTTGCTATGAACGATGGCCGGATTTTTCACTATGCTTTAAATGGTGCAGTTGCGCTCGATCCTGGTAAGCTCGTTCAGTCCAAAGCAGACGCTACAGTGGACAAGAACGTAGTTGCTGCTGCGGTTGGCGCTTTTACTGTAACTGTAGTCACGTCCTCTGCTGTAACTGACGCGGCAGAAGGATACTTTTTCGTCAATGACGGAACTGGTCAAGGTCAGATGTTGAAAATTAAATCCTCCGCTGCAAATGCTAGTACGGCAACATCTACAGATTGTACACTCTACGATCCTATTAATGTTGCAGTAGTAGCAAGTGGTACATCCCAGGCGGGTATTGCATATAATCCTTGGGATGATGTTGTTATTCAGAATGGTAACACTAATGGACTAAACTTCTGTTGTGGCGTGCCAATTATTCCCGTACAGGCGAGTTATTACTTCTGGTGCCAAACATGGGGACTTTGTTCTTTATGGCAAGCCGGAACTAATGTAATTGGTAGCCATGTAGGGCAGGACGTAGACGGTGCTGGTGGTGCTTGTTTACTAGCTTCTGGTTCTGTTGAACAGGAGTTTGGTATTACTTATGGCTCCGTTGGTGTTGACACTGAATATCGCTTAACCTTCTTAACTATTTGTCCATAAGGGGGTGACTGATGGCTTTAACTGAAAGCGAACTTTTTAGCACAGTAATGGGTGACAAGGTAGTAGGTTGTTATAAACTAACTGGTGACGCAAGTGGTACCGCAACATGGTCTGCACCGGTTGCTGTTATTGACGGTGCTTGGTATCAAGAAGGAACAGATACCGATGCTGCTGCGGATAACTTACTTACGTGGTCTGGTGCGACTGTTACTTTCAATGCTGCTATTGCAAGTGGTACATACGGCTACTTGTTCTATGTTGGAACATAGGGGGTGTTAAGATGGCACTAACTGCAGCCAGACTTTTCAATACGGTATTCGGTAATAAGCAATTTGGTTGCTATAAGATAACTGGAGATGGTGCGACCAAAACATGGTCTGCTCCGATTCATAGTATAGAAGCAGCGTGGCACCAATCAGGAACACATGCAGCGGCTTCTAGTGATAATTTAGTAACCTTTTCCGGTTCGACGCTTACTTGGAATGCGGCAATCGCTTCCGGTACATACGGTTATGCTTATTACATTGGTATTTAACCTTTAACCGGACAGGCGTGAGACTTCTTACGTCTGTCCGAAAATCACGGAGATTTTATTATGAGAATATTTGACGGACCGGTAGAAGCAGTAAGTATATACGATCAATTAGGACGTGAAAATTTAATCAAAAAACTTGGACCTATGTTTAACAATGGCCGATTAGCAATTAGTGCAGATACAGGTAAAATCATGCTTGGTGAACGTGCCTTGTATTTAAAATCACCTTGGTTAAGCTCCGGGATTTTGCCTTGGCGCAAGTGTGATTTATGGCTTAATATGATGAATAGTAACTGTTTGCATTTTATCCCACAGGAGTGCAGATCTTGTTGGAAGGTTGTTGTTAGACCTAAAACTTTGAAGCAATTATTCCAATTATATAACTATCAACAAAATGCCGGAGTTGAGTGTAAATGTGGTATTGAAGTACGTTCATATGTACGTGGAAACTACGGTGGATATTTTTACACCAGTTCATACCAAGAATGCGGTGAGCGTTATTTACAGGTACGTGAAGCAATGGACAAAATTGATCCCGACATATTGGTGATTATGAAACGTTCTTGTACAGAATATGAACAAGCATTTGGTAGTTCGATTGACTATATTCGTCCAGTCGATGCAGATCAGTGGGAAAACTTAATGCTTGAATGGATCGACTACAAACACGGTGGAACTGCCGAGCCGGCTTATTTCAAAGCAAACATAAAACAACGCTGGATTGAGTTTGCTTGGGAGCGAGACGATCCGACAGTAGATGAATTTATTGGAAGTCGGCAGCTTTTTCCACCCGTGCATACATATCACGAGAATTTTGTCAGGGGTCAGAGTGAGCAAGATGCTTAAACAACTGGCACCATATATTGTATTGGCGGTTTTTAATGTACTCATGCTAGGCGGTTTCTCCGTGGCCACCTACAGGACACCTCGAAATTTATTTATTAGTCTTGCCTCCTTTGGATTAATGACTTGGTGGATATATGGTGCCGGTTTTTTGCCTTTAAGCGGACTTGAGCTTGCAGTTGTTCTTGGGCTTTTATCTTGGTGGACAATATGTGCGCTTTTTTCTACTCGTACAGACTTAAGCATACCAACGCTTATTCCAATCATAGGCACGGTGATTGTATGTATGTTGATGGAATTTAGTTTAGTTGGTATAATAATCCTGTGTATGTCGATGGTTTTAAATTGCATTTATGCTATTTTACAAGTTGGTTTCTGGCATAAATATGAACTACGTTGGGACATGTTCAAGAATGGTTCACATAAAGGTTATGCTATTGGATTTACTGGGAACACAATTCATTTAGGTATTATGTGCATGGTTTATACTTTCTTGAGTGTTTATTTAATTGTGTTTCATCATTGGGCCTGGATCTTTCTAACCGTTCTTTTTTTATACACTCTTTGGCTTACAAAATGCCGTGCTGGTTTAGCCGGATTATTCATAGGAAGTTTATATCTACTTGCTAATGTGCATTATTTACTTCCACTGGCGTTTGCGATTGTGCTTGCACTTTTTATCTTTTTGACAAAACCTAATTATTTGTCAGACATGTTAACTATGAAAGAACGTTTAAAATACTGGCAAGTAGCTTGGATGCAAATAAAAGAAACACCTATTTTTGGTGTCGGCGCCGGTGTGTATGGTATTAAAGTTCCTTTTTTGCAAAGAATCTTGTATGTAAAAACCGCACTAAAAGGTTATTATCCTAACCACACAAGAGCACATAATGATTATATTCAACATGCAGTAGATTTTGGCCTCATCGGTTTTCTTGGGTATATTGGTTATTTATTGCTTGTCATGTTTACTGGAATACAGAGTCACAATATAGGTGTGATTATTTTAATTAGCGCTTTAGTAAGTCTGCTAACTTCTGGTATCTTTTTTCATTACCTAGATATTCCAATTCTCAGACCTTTAATATGGATACTTAGTTTTTTTATCTTGCAACTAACAACTGCGCCTACTGGAATACAACTAAATTCTTGGGCCTGGATTGGAGTTATTATCTACGGACTTTTCATCCTGCGTTTTCTAATACGCGAACTTGCAGCAGATATTAGTTTTGCTCCTTACTACAACTCAACTGCTCCACCATTGATTACGCTAAGCTATAAACCTAACCTAACTATGGCTAGAAGTTTTGCTGTTGGTCGTTATCTCAGACAAAACGATACATGGACAGCTTTCAATCATGCAATTCATGCGATTAAGTTATTTGACGGAAATCAAGTTTATTGGGAACTTTGGAATAATCTAGGTGTGGTTTTTATGGGTGTTCAATGTTTTAGTTTTGCTGAACGTTGTTTTGAACATGCACTTAGTTTCTGTCCTACATACAAATCGGCAATACATAATTTAGAACTTATTAAAAAATTAAAACAAAAAGTCAAGGAGGTTTAGGTATGACAATCAATGATATTTATGTAGTTAAAGTTTTTACTAGTGAGGTAATAGCTGCGAGTGGTACAGCATATTCTGACGTTATTGACTTAGGTGCAAAGGCATGGAACGGCGATTTTTCATTACAGATTTATTGCACCGGTGCAGGTGCTAGTGTTGATGCTAAGTGTTATCAGTCTAATGATAATGTAAATTTTGTAGTTCCAAATGGTGTTAGTAATATATGTTCAGGTTATCCTGGTGTTGCTGATGAAGATTATGAAATTTACACAGCTAGTCCGGCACCAACGCGTTTTTTGAAAATTGGCGTAACAGAAGTTACCGGTGCAGAAGCTACTATAACAGCGTGGTTATCAATAGGTTAAGGAGAAAAAGATGAAAAAGTTATTTGTATTAGTGAGTGTGTTTTGTTTGTTAAGTTTGGGTATATCTTCGTCTGTTTATGCCTGGACTACTAACCCTGTACGTTCAGTGAGTTCTGGTGAACAAACCGCTGATGCTACTGTAGTTTCTGGAACTTGTTATATCGTTAGTGTATTGGTAGTAACAGACGGAACTAATGATGCAAAATTGGTACTTAAAGCTGGTGGAAGCGGCGGAACGGTACAGTATGAAACTACTGTCATCGGCTCAGATCATTACGGCGGTAGGTTATGGACATTTCCAGTTGAGTTCGTGACTGATTGTTATGCAGACGTAACTGGAACTGGCGCTTCTTATATAGTGGAGTATTTAAAATGATAAAGAAGACATGGTTCTTGGTTGTTTTATTTATGCTTGTGTGTTCTCCTGCGTGGGCGACGGATTATTATGTCACTTCAAGTGGTGCAGGAAGTAAAAACGGTACAACTTTGGGCAATGCCTGGGACATAAATCAATTTAACGCCCTAACCGGAGATAAAGGCGGGCATACGTATTATTTTTCTGGC